TTATCCAGTTCACCTGCATCAAAGCCGAGGAGAGATAGGTCAAAGGACTGATCCTGCAGGTCAGATAATTCGACCGACAGCATTTCCTCATCCCAGCCTGCGTTGAGCGCCAGCTGATTGTCCGCAAGGATATACGCACGCTTTTGTGCTTCCGTCAGGTTCTCGGCAAAGACGCAGGGCACGGTTTCATATCCTTCCTCGCGGGCAGCCGTAATGCGACCGTGGCCGACGAGGATGTTATAATCTGCGTCAATGACCGCAGGACTCACAAAGCCGAACTCCCTGAGAGAAGCGCGGAGCTGTGCGATCTGTTCTTTACTATGTGTCCGGGCATTCCGGGCATAGGGCACCAGTTTATCAATAGGTACCTGTTCCAATTTCTGTGTGTTCATTTACATATTCCTCCTGCTTCGAAGCAGCTGCTCCATCACGCTGTCCTGCGGGCTGCCCTCAAAGGGCTCGGTGCAGTTTTGCTTCACAATGTCGTAAATCTCATACCAGAGCAGGTTGGCCTGCTTCTGAAAGTTCATCAAAAGCTGTGTGAAAGGACTCGCAATCGCAGCGCCGGTGGTAGGGTGCTTTCCGAGCATTCCGTATTTGCTGACCGCTTCGGAACACTGGATATACCGGGCAAAGGCCTCAGAGTAGCTTTCGAGCAGGCGCTTGTTTACCAGCCTCTCGCAGCCACGTTCCTTGAGCCACAGCCATGTTTCCTTATAGATTTCATCTGCGCCGAGGGGCTTGCCGTCCTTCTGCAGAGCAGAGAGGTAATCGTCCGGACTTGGCATATCCATGCCTTCCAGCTCTACACCGTCACCGATGTCGTCAACATCGAAGTCGGTCATGTCTTCGGTGAAGTCCGGCAGCTCCATGCGCTTTGCAGGTGCGCCTTTCATTATTTTGTCGGCGAGGGCGTCCGGCTTGGAGCCAGCTTTGACACGCCGCCCGCCGCGATAGGTTCCGTCTTTCGCCATGTCAATCACTTCCATTTCTGTGGTGTAGGGTTTAATACCCTGTTTGAATTGCAATTTTTGCGTAAAAGACCCCGCGCCGTTTTCCGGGGAAAGGGGTCGCAGAGATTTTGACCGCCCTACCGGTCACCGCGCTCGCGGTGAATTTTTTCGTGACACGAACGACAAAGACTCATAAGGTTGGACTCGTCATTCGATCCTCCCTCAGCAAGCGGCACGATGTGGTGGACTTCCTCGACCGCGACGTAACGTCCTTCCTTTAAGCACTGCTCACAAAGCGGGTGCTTATGAACGTAGCGGTCACGGATTCGTTTCCATGCTCTGCCGTAGCGTTTGCCGGGAGAGTAGCCGCGCTGGAACTTCTCGTAGTGCTGTTCCATGACCTTGGCGTGCTCCTCGCAATAAACGCCGTCCGTCAGGTGTGGGCAGCCGGGATAGCGGCACGGTCGTTGTGGTTTTCTTGGCATAAGCCGTGCCTCCTTTCAGGCATAAAGAAAGCCCTGCAGGGTGTTCCCGCAAGGCTTGTGTGCTGCGCGTGCAGCTGTTTCTTTATTCTTTTCGCTGATTATATACTATCATAAAGGGCGGGTGGACATCTTAGGACAAAGCAGGACATTTCGGGCGCATTTCAAATGATAATTGGATCATCCGGAAGCGTCACATGAAGGAGCGCCTTACCGTGCCAGCGACGAATGGTGCGGGCATCTGCACAGAGCTCCATCCCGATCTGCTCCCATGTATAGTTATGGATGTAGCGGTACTTGAGTACCATGCGCTCGTCGGTATCAGGGACTGCCTCAATGACCTCCCGTATCTGTTTCTTAAGGTCTGATAGCATTTCCAGCTCACCGGCGATTTTCTTTTCCAGTGTCCACAGCTTCTCAAGCGTCCGGACAAATGGTGCTTCGGTATTACGCGATGTCTGCACGCGGTCTTTATCATATTGGATAGCCGACACGCTGCCTGCCATCTCACGCAGGTTTTGTGCTTCCATTGTGTCGGACTTGATTCTCTGATCAAGTCGGTAGGCCTGATGGAGATATTCTTTTACTGTCATAAGGACTTCGCCTCCTCTCGTAGTTTTTGTATGAGATACTCGCCGTCCACACTCGTTAAGGCCTTGTACCAGCCGGAGCGGAAGAACCGTTCACATTCCATTGCATCCGACATGGCGGCTTGATTGCCGGGCTTCTTTTTCAGGCGCTTCAGGGCGTCCCGGTAATCCTTCACTGCCTGCAGCACGATAGCGTTGGCGAGATTTTCATAAGGATCGGTCATCACACCACCTCAAGGTCAGCCTTGACCGCGTCAATCAGTGCAGTCTGCGTCATTTCTTTTTTGGATAGCGCCTTTACGATCCTTTCGTCGATGGTGCCCTTGGTAATAATGTGCTGGATCACCACAGTGCCGGATTCTTGACCTTGCCGCCAGAGACGGGCGTTAGTCTGTTGATATAATTCCAGCGACCACGTAAGACCGAACCACACAAGGGTGGAGCCTCCGGCCTGAAGGTTCAAACCGTGACCGGCAGAGGCCGGATGGATGACTGCTACAGGAATCTTTCCCGCATTCCAGTCAGCAATATCTCGGCTGGTCTTGATCTCCCGAACATTGAAGCGGTTCTTGATGCGGCTAAGGTCATGCCGGAACCAGTAGGCCACAAGAAGCGATTTTTCATTGGCGGCCTCGATAATATCCTCCAAAGCGTCCAGCTTCCTATCGTGGAACTCGATGACCTCACCGGTATCGGCATATATGGCACCATTTGCGAGCTGTGAGAGTTTGCCTGTAAGCGATGCAGCATTGGCAGCAGTCACCTCACCATCAGGGAGCTGCAATATGAGCTCCTGTTTCAAATCTTCATAACGGCTGCGCTCAGAGTCAGAAAGCTGCACTTCATATTCTGTTGAAACCAGCTCCGGCATCTTCAGATGGTCGGTAGATTTCATGGAAATCGTGATATCCGAGATCCTCCGATAGATGGCGTCCTCCGCATAGGGCAGTGGCTTGTAGGAGTAGATGATCTCGCCGTTTCTCTTGTCCGGCATGAAGTAATTTGTCCGGTACTGCGTGATAAAGCGTCCGAGGCGCTCGCCCATATCCAGCACTTTAAACTCTGCCCACAGATCCATAAGACCGTTGGAGGAAGGAGTGCCCGTCAGGCCGATAATACGGTGAATCCGAGGCCGTACCTTCATCAGCGACTTGAAGCGCTTGGATTTATGATTTTTGAAGGACGACAGCTCATCGATAATCACCATATCGAAGTCAAAGGGAAAGCCGGACTCGTCAATGAGCCACTGCAGGTTCTCACGGTTAATGATCGTGATGTCTGCTTGCTGCATGAGGGCGGCTTTTCGCTCCTTCGGTGTCCCGACTGCGACCGCATAGGTTAGACCGGCAAGGTGCTCCCATTTTTTAATTTCCGCTGGCCATGTATCGCGGGCGACTCTTAAGGGAGCCACCACTAAAACACGATGCACTTCGAAGCTGTCAAACAACAGGTTATATACTGCTGTCAGGCTGATGATCGTCTTGCCAAGTCCCATATCTAAAAGGACTGCGGCCACAGGGTGCTTTTCAATATAGCGGATGGCATAGTCCTGATAATCATGTGGATTGAAGTTCATCGATCATCCCTCCAATCTGCTTCGGATCGTCAATGACATATACCCGGTAGCCAAGCTCCCGCAGCAGCCTGTGGCGTGAGAGCTGGAGAGGGCGTGGCTTTTTGCCGGGTGCTTTCAGCTCCGCGAAACCGATATGGCCGTCAGGGAGTAAGATCAGGCGGTCGGGCATTCCTGCGAAAGAGGGACACACCAGCTTAAGTGCAATGCCGCCGTTCTTTTTCACCGCCATAGTTAACTTGTTTTCTATCTGTTTTTCTATCATTGCAAACCTCCGTCAGGCGTTAATTTCAGGGGATGTGCAAGGTGTATCAATGGTATTTACCAAACTTTTTCTTAGAGCTATTTTTTTAGGCCTAAGAGAGTTTTTATATAAGACCTTGATACACCTTGTCATAGTCCCGGATTACTGCAGAAAATCTTCCTCTGCGCCGTTATCATCATGAATCTTTAAGCCCTTAAAATAGCGCTTCCGATTCAGTGTCAGCCGCTCGAATCCGGCTTTCTCCAGCGCAAAGTAAAAATCTGCCGTGCTGCGCACATACTCATTGCAGTCCAGCGAGTAGTTGCGGTATGCCTGATAAAGTGCCGAGGAGCTTTCCTTAAAGGACTCATCCACATCACACTTCTCGTCCAGAAAATGTCCGAACCAGTCGTTCTGGCTGCGATATTCATCGATGGCCTTTGTTACGCAGTCCGGCACCGGAATCTGGTAGTCCAGCGCGATGACCTTTTTTGCACCTTCGATGATCCATGCCAGTATGCTTTCACCGGCATTTTCATACAGGTACTCACCGTAATTTTTGATGTCGGCCTTGCCCTCGATCTTGGCGTTGAACGGAATCACGATAAGCCTGCGCCAGATACCGTCATCGGAGGCGGAGACGCGAGGCAGGTGGTTCGTATATAGAACCAGCGTGTGGCAGGGCTTGAAGGAAAACGGGTCTTTATACTTTTTCTCCGCAAACACATCGTCCGTAGAGCAGAGCTGCTTGACGGTGGAGTCGTTGAGCCTTGCGCCTTCCTGCATTTCCGCAGCGATCAGCAGGCGTTTGCCTTTGACCTCAGCCATTTCCGGTTTGATGTTCCTGCGGCAGCCGACAGTCAGGGTGTCTGCGGATATATTTCCGCTGTAGAGTCCCAGCACGCGGGAGATGGCATTCCAGAAGGTGGATTTGCCGTTACGTCCATCGCCGTATGCGATGATGAGCGCCTCCACAAAAACTTTCCCGATAGCAGCAAGGCCGCAGATCATCTGTACATAGTCGATAAGCTGCTGATCCTTCTGAAAAATCAGATCCAGATTATCCTGCCAGAGCTGCGCTCCTTTACTTCCGGGTGACACGGACGTGATTTTCGTAATAAAGTCATCTGCTGAGTGCTCGCGGGCTCCGGCCATACCTTTGCGAAGGTCGTAAGTTGCCTCCGGTGTGCAGAGCAGGAAGCAGTCTGCGTCCAGATCCCTTGGCGAGATTTCCAGCATCGGGTGCGTCTCTTTGAGGGTAGATGTAATGTT